TACTCGTCAATTATTGTCTTCATTCGACTCTCTAGTTCTTCAGACGTTAGATCTTCGAGCTTACCTGTACGAATAATTTTTTGCTCAATATATAATCCAGCAGCCTTACCTCTAGCTACTTCTGCATTTACAGCAGCAGACCAAGCACCTTTGGCTAACGCTTGCTGTCGTATCTTGCCAAGTTCTGTTATGTGTTTCCCGTAGTCTACGTCGTACTTCTTTTGATATTCTTCTCTGATCTCACCAATATATTTAACAACCAATGGATACTTCTTTGGGTTACGTAGTTCAGATGCTCTAACGTATGCTGTGTCCTTGTCATAGCCAGCCTCTATTGCACATTCTGTAGGTGTCTTTCTACCTTCGTTTGTCACCAATAATTGGGCAAACTTTTGCTGCATTTCTGTCAATCTTTTTGGTACTCCCATATTTGACATTTAGAGTAAGATTAAGTAAAAGTCAATATGATCAGCGGAAAGATAATGGCAGAGCAGTTAGAGAAGTTCTTAAAAAGTCCAACCTGTCAGAATGCTAGAGTACAAGTTAAGTTACCACAAGGCGAGTTCCATTCACCCGATGGATATTTTGATATCATATCGATGAGTCTGATGGAAAATAATATACTTGGTTCTCGTGAGACGCATAGAATTGTGCTAGAGTTATCGACGACAGAGAGTTGGAGAATGGGTAAAGTTAAGAAGAAGTTGTAGTCCCATCTTACTCTGAATATCTTATGGGACCAGAGGCAAAATTTTACAATTATTTTAAGAAAAACACACCAGAAATAATCTATACAAGAATAGAAAATACTAGCAGTTTAGGTACGCCAGATGCTTTGTGTTACAACAAAAACCAGTTTTATTTTACACTTGAGTTTAAAGTAAGTAGAAGTAAAAAATTGTCCTTCTCAGCACACCAAATAGCCTGGCATATTAGACATCCAAAGAATAGTTTCATCTTAGCCAAGTCCCTTGCTTCCGGTGACATAAAACTTTATGAGGGTAAAAGAATCTTGGAGCTTGCTGCTCGTGGCTTGGAGCTTGATGCTTGTTGCTTGGGGCTTGAAGCTTGTCGCTTGAGGCTCTTGTCGCTCGGGGCTTGACGCTTGCGGCTTGTGGCTTGCTGCTTGAGTCCAGAAACATCGACAGAAAAATTATCGGCCACAAATTTTTTAGTGTTGGCCATAGGCTACATTCTTAACGGCAGGATCCCAGCAGGCCCTACAATCTCCGCATTCGTTTCCCTGTTGAGGGGCTGGACAAGATGGACCAGTTTTTACAACAGTTGAAGTATGCGGCCAGCTCGCAGGGGCCGGCTGATCAATCATCGGAGCTGAAAATCTTATTACAAGATTATCAGGCTTCATCACGAGGAAGGCTTTCACCCACGCCTCGCGCGTCGGCATCCAATGCTTCACAGAAGGTGTGAGTTTACACACGGCGAAGATCTTCATCAGGTGAGCTTCGTCCTGCACATCGCCGGAATCGTGCCACCTGAAAAATTTTGATTTCTTAGAATTAATTATAATAGCCATAGCCCCTGTCCATAATGGGTTTTGGATGGCTTCTAAACGTTTGTATTGTGCTTGCTGCACAACTTTAAAAACATAGCAGCCCTTCAGGGCATAACAATCGTAACAGACAGAGCCTGGAACTTTTTGTAACTTGCCGCCTGTTTTGCATTCTTTAGCTGGTAGACCGTAGGCCCATCCTGGCATCTTGGAAGGTTTACTCAAGCTTCCTGTAATCTGTAGTGCATCTCTAACTTTCATATCTCCTTTATAATCCTATTCACTCAATTGTCAAGCTTGTTGCTTGAAGCTTGTTGCTTGAAGCTTGGCCAAGAAGCCAGCCGCGTTATTTAACGGAGCCTGCTCCAGCTTACTTGACCCCAGATCCCGCGTTTTACCTTATCAGCTGACGGGATCAGGGCTCAAGTTTGGCCAAGTGAGGCTGTCCGGAATTAGTACACCCTCTCACTTGACCCGAAAGGACTACAGGATTTCTATCCCTGTAGTCCTAATTTAATATATATACACTTGACAATCATTTGTCAATAGGATAATCCTATTATTAACAGAAAGGTATATATGGCAAAAACAATGACAAAATATCAACTAGACCACTTCAAGTCTAAGGTGCGAAGAAACTTCAACCCTTTAATTGAAGAACAGGAACTGTTGGTAAAACAATATAGAGCTGAAGCAACCGAGAAGATAGTCGGTAAGTTAGCCAAGAAAATGGGCGCTGACAAAATACTCAACGAGTTCAGAAAGGCGGAAGCTCATTTAGAAAAAGTAAGGGACAAAGCCCGAACCTTCTTCAAGAAGAAGTCGCAACAAAACGAGAATACGAAAAGAGAATTTAATTCTTATCGTTTTGATACACACGCGGAAAGACTATCACTTTCAGATTGCGAAGAGCAACTGAAGGACTGGGCGCGAGAACTTGTTGATCGTGAAATAAGAAGAAGACCTGAAGGCTTGAAGCTTAAACAACTTGAAGACCTGAAGACAAGAGCAATAGATCAAGTTATGGAAAGCGGAACGCCTGAAGAGTTAATCAAGTCTCTTGATGCTACAACCAAGAAGATTGGTATTGCGTGGGTTGTGGATACTTCCAAAATAAAACAAATACAAAGTAATTAATACTTGACTTGGTATCCTACTATAAATAGGATACCAAGTAACAGAAAGGCAGAAATGATTAAACTAGGGACAAGAGGTATAATTAGTTATTATGCAAAAAAGTATGCGAAGTTTATAACGCGAGACTTTAAATGGGATAACAAGTGTAAGTTTGAAGATAGTTATATAATTTACTATGATGTATCACAGCAAGGATACAGACGAGCAAACAGACCGATTAAAATGTCGGAATATACAGTGCAATGAGTGTAGAGATGTTTGATTATATATTAATGGGCACAGTCGCAATAGTATTTGCGTGGTATTATTTATGGCCTTGACATATAATCTATAATGGGATAATATAGGACTATGAATACATTAATGATAATAGGACTGGTGATATGTGGAGCAGGTGCATTGTTATGGATAGTAAGCACAGCAATGGTAGCACACTACGACCAGAAGTTAGAAGCGTTAAACAGGAAACTACGAAAGGACGAAAGATGGCGGAACGAAAAATAAAAAGAGTTAACCCATTTTCTGGACAATCAGAAATGTTAACAGATGAAGAAGCAGTATTACACGACAGTGTAAAACAGGCAGAGCAAACAGGCGACTGGAATAAAATGCAAAAAGATTTAGATAAATTTAGTAGGTTAAATCCTAAAGCATATATGACTTTATTAGACTAACGCTAAACCCTAGGCCCCCTGCGGGGGCCTAGGGGTCCCAATACATTTCTAAAATAGTTTTTTATTTATAATATTAATTTGTATATAGACAAAAGGGGTCCCAAAACACACACTATATTGCTTGATTTAGAGATACATAGCCTGTAAATTCATTATGGGTTCCAAAATTAACCTGTAAAAATTTTGCAGAAAATTTTTTTGAAATGAAAATAGATCTAGAAAAGATAAAGAAATTACCACCAGACGTTCGTAAGGAGTTTATGAAAACCTTCTTACAGCTACAAGAGAAGAAAAAGATAGACAAGATCAAATCAGACTTTTTATCGTTTGTAAAACATATGTGGCCAGATTTTATTGAAGGCTACCACCATAAAATTATTGCAGAAAAATTTAACCAAATGGCAAACGGTGAGATCAAAAGACTAATTGTAAATATGCCACCAAGACATACTAAGTCAGAGTTCGCCAGTTCCCTGCTGCCAGCTTGGATGATCGGGAATAATCCAAAACTAAAAATTATACAAACCACCCACACCGGAGAACTAGCTATTCGGTTCGGGCGTAAAGCTAAAACTTTAATCGACTCACAAGAGTATCAAGAGGTATTTCAAACAAGGCTCAGGGAAGATTCGCAAGCTGCAGGTAAATGGGAAACAGCACAAGGCGGCGAGTATTTCGCATCAGGGGTCGGGGGTGCTATTACAGGTCGAGGCGCAGACTTATTAATCATCGACGATCCACACTCGGAGCAAGACGCAATGAACAGGCAAGCATTAGAGCGAGCCTACGAATGGTATACATCAGGACCACGACAACGTTTGCAACCGGGTGGACGAATCGTTTGTGTGATGACAAGATGGAATACAAAAGATCTAACCGGTATGTTAATGCAATCACAAAAAACATCTAAAGCAGATCAATGGCACGTAGTTGAGTTTCCTGCCATTATGCCATCAGGTAAACCGGTTTGGCCAGAGTATTGGAAGTTACCTGAGTTAGAAGGTGTGAAAGCATCACTATCTGTTGGTAAATGGAATGCACAGTGGATGCAAAACCCAACATCAGAAGAAGGTGCGATTATCAAAAGAGAATGGTGGCAGCCTTGGGAGAAAGATTATCTACCACCACTAAAGCACGTCATACAATCTTATGATACTGCGTTTATGAAAAAACAAACGGCAGACTTTTCTGCCATCACGACCTGGGGTGTGTTTCAGGATAACGAAGATACACCACATCAATTAATATTATTAGATGCGTATAAAGATAGATTAGAGTTTCCAGAACTTAGAAGACTTGCAAAAGAGCAATATGATTACTGGCAACCAGAAACTGTGTTGGTTGAAGCCAAAGCATCTGGTTTGCCTTTGACTCACGAATTAAGATCAATGGGTATACCCGTTGTCAATTACACGCCGTCTAAAGGTAATGATAAGCATACTCGTGTAAATTCTATTGCACCTTTATTTGAAAGTGGTATGATATGGGCTCCTACACACGAAAAGTTTGCACAAGAGGTGATTGAGGAGTGTGCAGCGTTTCCGTATGGAGATCACGACGACTTGGTTGACTCAATGACACAAGCCGTTATGCGCTTTAGACAGGGAGGTTTTATAGCTCACCCTGAAGATTACGAGGATGAAAAGCTACCTCCTAAAAAATACAGTTACTATTGGTAAATTATGTTACAATTATTAATTAGATTATTTGGAAAAGATTACGTTAACAGAGCCATTGGCACAAGAACGAACGTAAGTAAACCTATTCAATTAGATCAAAACAGTCCTTTCAAACTTTATTCAGATGACGCTTACGATAATCCAAAAGCAAGACAACTGATTGAAGATAAGATTGCAGAGTATGGTCCTTTCGCATTATCAAATAAAAATGCATCTGAAGTTGCTAACTTTGAGATGAACGCTAGAAGATTACTAGAAGCTAAAAATAAAGAGTTTGGTGTTACAGATAGATTAAAAGAAATTAAAACAGCAAAACCAAAACCTGAAGCTGATGTCATTGATATTGGCACAAAGAAAAAAGTTGATGAACAAGGACTTGGATCTTTGAGAGATGACTTTGGTTTACCAGAAGGCGTTGATCCAAAAAGTGAAAGAGGAAAACTTATGCAAGAATTACAACGTACAACAGCAGGTTCAAAAAAAGCTGAGTCGTTAGCAAAACAAGCTGTAGAAACTATGTTTGGTCCTTTAGGAAGAGGCGCACAGAAAGATGTAATGCAGGAAGGTAGAAGAAGAGCTGTTGTTAGACAGATTATGATTAAAGATAAAAGAATAGGTTTAACTGATAAAGAATTAGAAGATCTACAGTTCTCCAACGATTTACAACCAGGCACAGACGCTAAAGACCCACTAGAGCTTTTTGATAAATACTATACAAGAAACAATAATAAATTTGATGCACTTGATAATATTATAGATGGATCAAGATCTCCTGACGAAGCTGCAGAAGAGTTTATGAAAGAGTTTGATGGTTTTGATATTGTAGCTCCAGCTAAACCTAAACCTGCATCTTTAGACGATGAGGTTGATGAACTCGACGAGTTTTTAGATGACACTCCAAGAGATGACAAAGCTAAAGGTGGCCTAGCAGATATATTAGGAGTCTAATGAAAATCCACGAATACAATGAGATGATGGCTCACTTAACTAGACGTCGTTCGATGTCTAATGGTGGTTTTATTAAAAGAGAAAAGTTTGCAAATGGATCTAAATTAGATAACGAAACATTTATTGAGCTTTATAAAAATTTTACAGGGACCGATCAAGAGTTTGCAAATTTTTTAGATGAACAGGGATATGTTTTAAGAGGTGGTAAAAAACCTACAGCTGATTCTGTTGAAATGAGAAGAGCTAGATTAGGGATAAAATCAAAAAGTCCTATTAAATTTTATTTGTCAGATAAGGAAATTTTAAAAGAAGCAAAAAGATTAAAGGTAGACACTAAAAATTTATCAAAAGAAGAAATAAGAAGATTAACACTACAACGAAGAGGAGATGAGGTAAGAAAAAAAAGATTACAAACAGATCCTGAATTTGTAGAATATAGACGAAACATTGCCAGAAAAGTTGCAGAGGATATTAAAAAAGATCCCGTAAGATTAGCCAGAAAAAAAGAAATGACTGCTGCTAGACAAAGCAAAAGAATATTTGGTTTGGTTCCTACAGAAAAAACTCCAAAAGGTTTGTTATATAGAGATTTAATAGAGAATGCTCTTCGTTATCAAGATAATAAATTACCAACGTCACACATACAATTTTTAAATCCAAAAAATACTAGACCAAAAAGCATTCCCGAAACCTTAAAAACAAAATTAATTGATACGAATGTTTTAGATAAAAAAGGTAAACCAAAAGTTATTACCTACGATAATGTACTAAAACATATTGACGATAATAAAAAATTATATGGCACAGATTCTAAATCAACTTTAAAAGAATATGAGAAAAAACGTTTCATTCAAGAAAACCCTGATTTAAGAGATAAATTTAATAAAAAATTAAATAAAACATACGATCCTACAAGTGCCACTAAAAGAAATGTATTTTCACCTTTTCACATTCATCACACTGCAGGCAGAGGACAGAATGCGTTTAATGTGCAATTTGCAACTGCTAGTGATAATATGAAAGAAAATGCTTTAAGAAGAGTATTTGATACAGATTTTAAAGTTGCAAAAAATTTATCTGATAAGAAAAAAGTTATTAAAAAATATTTAGACGCTGTTCCAGAAACATTAGAAGTAAGATTAAAAAATACGCCTTATGGCACTAGAGAGACATTAGTAGATATGACTAAAAGAGTTGCTCCAGATGTTTTTGAAGAACAGCCTAGAGCAATGAAGGAACTTATGAAGAGAGCTGGAGCTAATTTAGATCCAGCGCTTGCGGTTAAAGCTGCAGGTGAGGAAATTACAAGATCTCCTGCCGCTAGAAACTTGTTTAGTAGTGCAGGTAAAATAGCTCTTGGTGAATTAGGTTTTGCAGGACCATCTGTTGTTCTTGATACGTATGCAGGATTAACACCATCAGAGATGGCACTTAACGTTGCAACGTTTGGTTTTGGAACACCAATAAAAGACTCAGTGCAAAAAAGAAAATACATAGCTGATGCAGGTTTCGGCTCTGATTACTCTTCTGCCTTGCAAAAAAGAAAAAACTTAAAAACAGCTCCTGAAGATGCTGTGGGTCAATTAACAGAAAAAGAAAAACAAGCAATATTTTTAGCTAACGCATTTGATGCAGGTCTAGATTTACAAAGAGCAGAACGAGCTGCAGATTATCAACAAAGACAACAAAATCAGTTAAAAAGAGGAGAGCTTGAAATACCAGATTACACAGATGTGCCAGAGGCAACTACAAGTATTCAACCTGAGTTTCAAGAAGAAACAACGGAAACTAGATCTTTACCTTTTGGCCTAGACAGACTATTACCTTTTGATGACGAAGATGAAATTATATGATAAAACAAACTAAACTAACAACAGGCGCACCACCTAAAAGAGGACCTAATCCGCAAGGGTTGAATCTTCCACCTAAAAAGGTTACAGTGGTCCGATTGGAGAAAACAAATGGCAGACGTAGACAAAGCTCTTCCAAACGTTGAGCAAACTATTACGATACCCAATGAAGAGGGTCTAAAAGTAGAATTAGAACAAACAGAAAAAAAACCACAAGCACCCGTTGAAGTACAAGAGAATCAAGATGGCAGTGTTGATATAAATTTTGATCCATCAAAAGTTAATATGGAACAAGGTAAAGATCATTTTGCAAATTTAGCAGAATTATTACCTGATGATGTTCTTGACCCTATTGGTCAAGAGTTAGCTGCAAACTATGAAGATTATAAATCTTCTAGAAAAGATTGGGAGAGATCTTATACACAAGGTTTAGATTTATTGGGATTTAAATACGAAAGTAAAACAGAACCCTTTAAAGGTGCATCAGGTGCAACACACCCCGTATTAGCAGAAGCCGTTACACAATTTCAATCTTTAGCTTACAAAGAATTATTACCATCAGGTGGTCCAGTTAGAACACAGATTATTGGAATGCCAACACCAGATAAAGAACAACAAGCATTACGTGTAAAAGATTTTATGAATTATACGATTATGTCAGAGATGAAAGAATACGAAGCTGAGTTTGATCAAATGTTATTTTATTTACCATTATCAGGATCTGCATTTAAAAAAGTTTATTATGATTCTGTTATGGGTAGAGCTGTTTCTAAATTTGTACCGGCAGATGATTTAGTAGTGCCTTACACAGCAACATCATTAGAAGATGCAGATGCAATCATACACACAATAAAAATTTCTGAAAACGAATTAAGAAAACAACAAGTGGGTGGTTTTTATCGAGATATAGAATTAAATCCTGCTTATATGAATGAGTCTGAAACAGATAAAAAAGAAAGAGAACTTGACGGCACAAGAAAAGGTAAAGATCAAAAGATGTATACTTTATTAGAGTGTCACGTTAATTTAGACATTGATGGTTTTAACGATGCCAATGCTGATGGGACACCGACAGGAATTAAACTTCCATACATTGTAACCATAGAAGAATCATCAAAAGAAGTATTATCAATAAGAAGAAACTACGAAATCGGTGACATAACTAAAAGTAAAATTAGTTACTTTGTTCACTTTAAATTTTTACCCGGTCTTGGTTTTTATGGTTTTGGTTTAATCCATATGATAGGTGGATTATCTAGAACTGCAACATCAGCACTAAGATCACTACTAGACGCAGGGACATTATCTAATTTACCTGCAGGATTTAAAATGCGTGGTATCAAAATGAGAGATGAGTCACAGTCAATTCAACCTGGAGAATTTAGAGATGTAGATGCTCCTGGTGGAAATTTAAGAGATGCATTTATGACTTTACCTTTTAAAGAACCATCGCAAACTTTATTAGCACTTATGGGCGTCGTAGTACAAGCAGGTCAAAGATTCGCTTCAATAGCAGACTTGCAGGTAGGTGAGGGTAATCAATCAGCAGCTGTGGGTACGACAGTAGCTATGCTCGAAAGAGGTTCACGAACCATGTCGGCGATACATAAAAGATTATATGCGTCG